GAGTCCACGCCGAACAGGCGAGATCAACAGCGGTTGACTTCCGGCTGGTGATCTTGTGCTCGGGCAGCTCCCAGGTCGTTTCATCTGGTGCCACCTTCTGGAGCGCTGCAATCAGCCGCTCCTGCAATGCGTCGGCCTGCTGCTGGGCGCTGGCGGCCAAATCCTTGAGGCGCTGAGCGTGAGCGGCCCGGGCAGCGGACTGGGCACGCATGTGATCGATCACCCAGCACCAGGCGTCGGCCTTGGATTCCAACGCCCGGCGGTTGCCGGACTCGAAAGCGATCAGCGCTTCCAGCTCGGCAGTGGCAGCGGCAGCTTCGTCTGGGTCATCGCTGAACAGCAGCTCAGCTGATTCGTTGATCTGTCGTTGGAGCTGTAGGGCTTCGCCAGTGAGGTCGAAGAGGGTGGCCATGGGCCGTTTGCAGTGAACCTGTCAACCCTAGCCTTTTGGTTCCGCATCTGCACCCCTATAGTGGTGCAATCTTCACGATCTCAATCCCGTGGCCGCGAGCTGGTGGCTAGACACGATCGGCCGAATACCGCTGCTCACCCCTGCCGAGGAGCTTCAGCTGGGCACGATCATCCAGCGCTGGCAGCAGCACCCCGAGCCGTGCCCGCCAGGCATCAGGCGCCGGGGGATGCGCGCCCGTGATCGGTTTGTGCAGGCCAACCTGCGGCTGGCGGTTTCGTATGTGTCCAAGCGCTGCTTCCGGTTGGCCAAGGCGCACGCGCAGGAAGACCTGATCCAGGCCGCCAACATGGGCCTGATCACTGCTGCTGAAAGGTTCGATCCAGCACGCGGGTATCGGTTCAGCACCTATGCCTACTGGTGGATTCGCCAGGCGGTCAGCCGCTGGGCTGATCAGCATTCCCGCCTGATCTCAATCCCCGGCAGCCACTGCCAACATCTCGGCCGCATCGGCCCGATCACCCGCCGCCTTGAGCAGGAGCTGAACCGCCCGCCCACCCGCGAAGAGATCGCCACTGAGCTGGGCGTGTCGCTGGGGGTGCTGGAGCAGGTGATTGAAAACGGCCGCAGCATCTCCAGCCTCGACCAGATCATCACCGACGACGGCCTGGAGCTGGGCTCCACCTGCGCATCGTTTGACCGGAGCATTGAAGATGAGGAAGAACAGCGCGAGCGATGGCGCCAGGCTGAGCTCCTTAGGAACATGATCGCCCGGCTGCCGGTGTCAGATCAGCGGCTGCTGGTGTTGGCCTGGGGTCTTGATGGCGTCGAGATGCCACGCGCTGAGCTGGCCCGGCAGGAAGGCCTCAGCATTCGGGCGTTGGAGTCGAAGCTGGAGCGCCTACAATCGTCCCTGGCAGCGCATTCAGTGCAGTTGGTGCTGGTGGCGGTGTGCAGGGTGCGGCCATCGCCACGGCCTCGACAGCGGCGGCACAGGCGTGAGGCGTATGGGGTGCAGTTAGTGTTGGTGGTGGCGCCGTGACTCTGCGCATGATCGACACTTTCAGCGGCATCGGCGGCTTCTCCCTAGCTGCTCGCTGGCTTGGCGGAATTGAGACGGTTCAGTTCGTTGAGCGTGACCCTTACTGCCAGCAAGTGCTGGCGAAGCATTGGCCCACTGTTCCCATTCACGATGACATCTGCACCTTCAGTCCAGCACCAGGATCAGCTGACATTGTTTGCGGCGGATTCCCTTGCCAAGACATCAGTCAAGCCGGGAAAGGCGCCGGCCTGGCTGGCTCGCGATCGGGCCTGTTCTACGAATTGCTCAGAGTCGTTCGCCTGGTGGGACCGCGATACATCGTCCTGGAAAACGTCGCAGCGATCACTTACCGAGGGATGGACGACGTTCTTGGAGCGCTGGCCGAGGCAGGGTATGACGCGGAATGGGTGTGCATACCAGCAGCGGCTGTGGGTGCCTGCCATCAGCGTGACAGGTGGTGGTGCGTTGCCTACGCCCAAGGCGAGCGATGGGGAGCGGGGCAGGGACAAGGCGCGGGCCAGGCCGGATCTGAAGGGCCGGGAACTGGCAACGGTGCTCAGGGATTCGTTGCCTCAGATGCTGCCGACACCACGGGCCAACGACCCAGAGAAGCGGGGCAACTTCGACCCTCACAACCCACGGAACGGGCTCCCAGCAGCGGTGAGGCTATTGCCAACGCCAGTCGCCTGCGTGGCGAACGATGGGGAACGCTCGGAGACGTGGCTGGCCAGGCGCGAGCGGGTGAAGGCGAAGGGTATCAACAGCCTGCCTGGCCAGATGCTCCGCAACGACTCAGTACCGACTGGACCGGGTACGCATCTCAACCCGTCCTTTGTAGAGGAGATGATGGGCTTTCCGGTCGGGTGGACCGTCTGAAGGCGCTGGGCAATGCCGTGGTGCCGCAGGTGGCCATGATCCCGCTGGCAAGGGTGCTTGAGCTGGCCGATTATCAATGAATGTTGCTGGTGCCGATGCGGAACCGCAACGGATGGGTTATTGTTTGGAGGTCAAGGGGGAGACCCCACCGCATTACCAGCCATGACCGCTACCCAGATCACCGCTTTCAAGGCCATCCGCGCCGAGATGACTGCCGCCCGCAACGCTTACCACGCTGCTCTGGCAGCCAAAGCACCAGCCGCCACCCGCATCAAGGCAGAAAAGGCTTGCACTGCTGCCATGGACAAGATGACTGCCTTTCAATCGGCTCTTTGATCAATGCCCACTGCCCATCAAGGGGATTTTTGCTAGCCGGGGAGCCTGACGCCTTCGGGCTGAAAGCCATACAACACTCAGCAGGGGAAAGCAAGGCGCGTGCGGCGCGATCCATCCCCCGGCTATTACTTCTGAACAGGGCAATGTGGTGCACAGGGTGACGCCTAGCTAATCCACCTATCAATGCGCGCCTCGCGCTCTAAGCAGTGCCATTCCTGAGCAGCAAACCATAGCCGCCAATCTGCCGACGATTTCGCACCATTGCAGCGCCGGCACGCCGGCACCAAGTTCTCGGCGACCGTCAGGCCGCCTGATATGCGAGCCACAACATGATCAAGCGTGTCGGCTGATTCGGCGCAGTAGGCGCAGGCGTGGTTCCACTCGGCAAAGATCCTGGCCCTGAATCTAGATTTAGTGGTGCGCTTGGGTAGTAGCTCGGTTCCATCAATCTGATGGTCGAAGGCCATTCAATCGGTGAGGATGGGCGCCGAGATTGTGAAGCCACGCTGGGAGTCAATAAACCGCATCAGCTGCTGCGGGCGCTCCGGTGCAAATCCAAGTTTCAGGCCGTAGGCCGTGGGGCCAATCAAGCTGCCGTTTACTGACCAGTTCGGGCCCAGCGTTAGCTGATGGAAGTGACCCTGAAATGTATGATCAGCGCGGATTGCTTGATCTGCGCGGTGAATCCATTTCGTCAGCGGGATGGTCAGCCCACCAATGCCGCCCTGGTAGCGGCAGGCGTCACCATGGTGGAAGCGCAGCACCTGGCCCAGCACATTAAGGTAGGTGACGTTGCCATCAGCGATCTGCCAGGCGATGCGCGGCTCATTGCGGAAGTGCCGCTGCAGGCTCTGATACATCAACCATTCGTAGCTGGTGGCGTGGCTGTTGTCGGCCTGCATCTTCTGCGTCGTCCGGCCGTGGTTGCCGTGGCTGCAGGGGACAATGATTCGCTCAAGGTCGCCGTGCTCCAGCAGGTAGCCGAGGCCCGCCACAATTGCCCGTTCGCATTCAATCAGCTGCTGCGTTGGGCTCAGCTCTTGCATCTGAACCTGCTCAGGGTGGAGCCAGTTGTCGATCAGATCACCGCCGAGCCATACCACCATCTCGGTGATGGTCACGCTGCTGCGGACCATGTTCACCACCTTGAGAGCATTGCGGAACAGTCCCTGGGCGCGTTCGTGGAAGATGCCTACATCAAACTCATTGAGGTCGTTTACCGATGCTGGACGCACCACAGCGCCGCAGTGCCAGTCGGAGCACAGCAGCACCGGCACTGATGTAGAAACGGCAGTAATCGGTGGCGGGAGGATTGCCAGATCGGTTGGACAATCCACGATGTCCAGAGCGGTCGTCAACTGCTCTTGCAGTCGCTCTACCTCGCCAATTGCCCGCTCCTGGCCATCGTTGGCGCTCTTGGCTGTGGCCCGCAGTCGGCGCACCTCCAGCTGCAAGGCCAACAGCTCTGCGGTTGTATCATTTCGATTTCCCTTCGGGCACATGCCTGGCTTGCACACAGGCCGCCGGCCGCTAGAGACTTGCACCCATTCAATTTCGGATTCAGCAATCCACGCGCGACACGCTTTAGTGCGCCGACATTGGTAGGTGCGTTCGGCGCTCATGTCAATAATCCCAGCGAATGCGGGGTCTGGCAGCGCCTCTGATGCCTAGATGGACGAATCCTTTGGGCGCGCCGTATCCCAGGCTGTAGGGCCACTCCTTATCACACCACGCCTGCACAGCGGTGATGTCTGCGCCTTGGATGTAGAAGTCCACCGCTCCGATGCTTGGCGCGTTGTAGAGGTGCTCCGACGAACTGGCGCCACCAACTGAACGATTGATTGCCGGCGGCCTGTATCCGCTGGTGATAATCACCGGCTTGCCACCAAAGGCAACGCGCACCCGCTCCAAGAACGCAGCCAGCTCGGCGGCAGTGTCTACTTGAAACTGATGATTGAAGCGCCGTGCCTCTTGATTCAGCGCAAACTCACCAATGGTGATGTGCGGCGTGATGTGCCGGCTGAAGTGGCTGCTGGGGCTCAGCTTGGCCGGCGGTTGCTGCTGCAAAGTGCCACCCCATAGCTTGCCCTCGGCCTCGCGGCGGCGCTTCAGTCCGGCCTCAACGTTGGTGCCAGGGTTGCGGTAGAGCAGCAGAGCGGCAGGCACCGCAGCCCAATTCTTCTCACGCAACTCCCGGCTGATGGTTTCAAATCCCGGAGCCCCATAAAAACCGCTGCCAAGGTTGTAAGCAAAGGAGATCAGCGCGCATTTCTGGTGATCGGCCGTCGCCACCCAGAACGGCACAGTGGCGCGGAGCTTTTCGGCAATGCGGTCCACCTCTTGGCGGAGCAGCATGTCGGCCTCGATGGCGTTGATCTTGTCGCCCTGCTGGACCTTGCGGCCGTCGCCGTAGCGGGTGGTACCAAAGCCGATCGTTGCCACGTCCCAGCCGTGCAGCGGGTCGGCGTAGGCCTCAAGGTGGCAGCCCTCAAACTCCTTAATGAGCTTCAGCGCCGCAGCCAGGTCTGATTGCTTAGCCGCCGGGCTCCCCTCTGCCCGCCACAGATCCGTGAACGCCTGGCGCTGCTCAGTGGTCAGGCCCTCATCCAATCCCGAGAACGCCGCCAGCTGTTGCGGCGTGATCTTGCCGGTGCGGGCGATGTGCTCAGCGGCAGAGCGGACGGTGGCGTAGGTCATCGGTTGATTACGTTTTTGAGCGCAGCCTTAACGGGGTCATAAAGAGCGAGCACGGCGCTCACCTGGGTGGCGGTAGCAGTGCGGGTGAGTTTTTCTTCAATGATGTCGGTAACAGCAGCCTGCACCGTTAGCGGCTTGGCGTTGTTGATCAGCATGAAAGGCAGCTCAAGATCCAGCCGGGCGAAAATCATCGGCAGCTCATTCCTGAGCGCACGATCAACGGCCATGCTGAGCAGAAAGCGGCCAACCTGAAGCGAGATAGAGCGGAAGATGTTGATCATGGTTTTGTAGGTACGAGAAGACCACCGATCCAGCCGGCAGCGGCGCCAACTGCTGCGCTGATTGCGCTGGATTGGGCATCGCAGCTAGCCGGTGTGCGGATGCGGCAGCCGGCCAGGTCAATGGCGCTGATGACGATGCCTGTCGCCAGCAGGCCCACCAGGCAACGGAGAAGGTAGCTGCGCTCGGTAGGTGTGGTCATCGCCTGTGCTCGATAGCCCTGAGCCGTTCTTCATGGTCTTGGAGCATTACCTGCATGGCGCCCAAGATCGTGGTGGTCTTGGATTCAAATCTGCCCAGTCCGCCGGCAATCTTCCATAAAGCTGATACACCAGCGCCGAGAAGCCCGACGACTGCTACTCCGGTCACTGGATCCACGATTAGAGCTGCGCTGCTTTGGTTTCAGGCTATGGATTAAGCGCCTGTGGCAGCACCACCAGCAATGGTCAGATCAACCGGCTGCAGCCCTAGCTCAGCGTCGATCGTGCCATCAGATCCAAGCGCCACGGTCACGTTGACGTACCCAGCGCTGCGGTGTTCTTCTTCTGGCGCTGCGGTGTATCGCCAGCGGGTGTTGGTTGGCGCCACGTTGCCGGTGAAGGTGTGGCCTTTCCAGGTGATCGCCGGCAGCTGGAAGCTGCGGTAGCCGCCGCCCTGGCCCTGGAAGTGCTCGCGGATCAGCGCTGCCTCCGCATCAGTGAGTGCGGTATATCCCAGCGTCAGCTGGTAGTTCTGCGGTGTGACGCTATGCCTAAACCTGACGATGCCAGCACTGATGCTGGGCTCCTCCGTCAGCGGGAATAGCCCGAAGTCGTAGCTGCGGGTGGCAGGTTCCAGCTCAGGGAACGTGGCCATTAGTTCTGAAGCGTGATGGTGCTCGCAGCCACTGAGAAGGTGCCGCCGCTGCTGGATACATCAGAGCCAAAATCGGCATAGGCCACCAGCTCGTCAGCGCTCGATGCCCCGCCCCTGGATTTGTAGATCACCAGCGCCCGTGCGGTAATGGTGCTGCTAGCCCAAGAAACTGCGGCAAATGAAAGCGTTACCTTGTCGTTGGCGGTGTCTTTGGTGACGGTGCAAACCGACGCAACCCCACCTGCTGTATATCCAGTCCCGGTGACTTCATTGGTAACTGCGGATCGCTTCAGGTCGGTGTCTTTATTTGGGGTGTAGGAACTTGTGACCAACATTGCCTTAAACGAATCGGTGTCCGCATCAATGGCACCACGCGCCATGTCGTCAATGGCTGAGTTGTAGATCAGAGATGCCATAGGTAATCTCGCGTCAAGTCAGTCTAGGCGTCAGGGAATGCGGCGCCAGGCGGCGTAAAGTTAGCCGTGTAACGAGCAACGCCCTTAGTAACGCGCAGGTCGTCGATCCGTCCGTCTAGCAACTCTGTAGTGCCGCTGCCTCGGAAGCCAATGTAAGACGTACCTGAAGCGCCACTTTCGCCTGTAATCGTGGCAGTCGAGCTGCCAACACCATCAACCCATACGTTGTAAGACGTACCCGAACGTGTAAACGCAACATGGTGCCAAGTATCAACTACCATTGTTGCAGACGCTTGAGTTACAGTATTCAAGCTTGGGGTAAGCCCACTTAATCTACCATCTGCAAGGAAATACAAGGTAAATCCACCAGCGTCTCGTTGAGAGAAAATGTATTGGCGAGTGGTTACGGTATCAAACCTAACCCAGGCTTCAATTGTAAAATCACCAGTGCCAAACGTTAGGGACGTATGCGATGGTGCCGACAGGTAGTCTCCAGTCCCATCAAGCAACAGTGCGCCAGTGCCAAACTTTGGAGACGTAGTAGTTACCTGCGCATCGCCGAATACGGAGATTGAATGAGCGGTTGTAGATGTATCCGTGAAGGTTGTGCTGCCGTTGCTGCCATTCATGTGCAGCAGCAGGCTGACGCTGGCAAAGTTAGGATCGCCGGCAGCGCCTGGATCTGCAGCGCCTGCGCTTAGTGATGCAGTGACGGTCAGGCTAAGCCCAGTAGCAGCAGCAGCGCCAGTGCTTGCGCCTGCTGTAAAGCTGATTGCCACTGCAAACTCAGCCCCGTTGATGTTGGCGCCTTCTGGTGGCACCGTGACTAGATCAAGGCTGACGTTGTAACGCTGAGTGCCGGGTATGTCTTCAACCTGCGGCGCCCCTGCATAGATCCAGCTGTAGCCAGTTGGTGTGAAGTATGCCGGCGTGGTCATTCCACTAAGCAGACTGCTGGGGATAGCAAATGAAAGGAACCGCCCCTGCTGGCCGGTGTAGTGGCTGCGAATGTTGAGCATCTCAGCCTCAGTAAGCCCCAGAAAGGTCAGCCGCAGTTGCTGCTCCAGAATGACGTTGCTGGTCATCACACGAATCTGCAACCCATTTAGCGTTGATATCTCCGAGTGCGGGTGCCGCCCTGGCGTGAAGGTGCGGCTAGATGGTGTCAGCGTGGGGAAAGTTGCCATGGCTTACACAGGAGTAAACACGTTGGTAATAACTGGATCAATAGTGTCCGCGCCATAGCTACCGCCGCCAAATGATGCTAATTCCTGCCAATAGCTAAACCCATTGCCTATTACAGCCGTGTACCAAATAATGCTAGAAGGCTTGCCACAGAGTCCTAGAGTTACTTTTCTATACAGGCCCCAGCATGGGCCAGAAATGCTTACTGTGCCAGAATCGGCGATATTATTTGTTTGAGTAACACCACACTGCAACCCTGGCGCACCTGGATCAATGTCGCCATATATCAAATCTTGGTGAGCCGGCATGTTATACGTTGAATACCATGTGCCTGGCGTCCATGTTGTAGGAGCTGGTCCAGGCGCAAGGGTGCCGTCACCCATTGGCACAGGCTCAAGAGCCTCGGGCGGATTTGGTGGATAGTTTGCATCGCCCGGCTGGGGATAGTCAATAAAGCGGCTATCTGATTGATTGTCTTTCCCATCATCATCGTTATCTTTATCCGCATCGCCATTGCCAAACTCACCACCACCACCAAATCCACCATCGCCATCAAAGCCATCGCCACCACCGCCACCAAGGTTGCTGATATTACTTCCATACTCAGAAAACACTCCCTCTGTAAACGTCTCAGCCGGCACGCTGGTATCCCCAGATGAATTAACATCGCAGGTAATACCGCTTAACCCAGTTGGCAACAGCAGTCCAGATCCAGTTGCTGCGTTTACCTCCAGCGCCACCACACTGGCCAGGTTGGCATCAACCGGGAAGTGGGTCAGATCGAGCTGGACTTCGCCCGTAATCGATTTACCGATCCGATCCACCTCGTAGAGGTAGTCATGAACGCTGTCCGCACCAGTGGATGCGATGCGCTCCAGCCTGACGCGCACCAGGTCGCCAGCCGCCAGCGTTGGGTTGTATCCATCAGGCTTTACGCCAAGCTGTAGCCGATGGGTAACGTGCTTGCGCTTGGAGATGATGTAAGAGCCAACCTTGACTGCGTGGTTTTCAGTAGAGCAAAACTTACTCAGATCGTGCTGCTCGTAGGGTCCATCGACCGCAGTGCCGGTGTAACGCACCTCAGTGTTGCGCATCACGGGGATGCCTAGATCATCCTGCTGCCGCCACAGCATCACGGCACAGAACGGCTTGCGGTCTGCCAGCGGCGTGTATGTGATCTCAAAACTGTCTGGGATGACGTGCTTTTCGGTGAACGTGAACGCCCAGCTCACTGCGCTCGTCTTGATGGTGCCATTGGCGTTGGTTGGCACCAGTGGCTTAAGTGCTTCCTTGCCACCAATCCGCGCCTGACGCAGCAGGAAATACTGAAGGGTACTGCCGATCCAATCGCGCAGGTTGGTGGATTCGCTCACCACGCCGTTGAACCAGAACCCGTTAGCGTTGGTGAATGTCGCTGCTGCCAGAAAACTGGTGGCAGTGTCAATCATTGCCTCGGGCACCCTGGAACTATTGCGCAGCAGATACAGCAGCAGATCCGCCACGTTGTTGCTGGGGCCGCTGACGCTATCGAGCAGCCGTGTGACGTAGATCCCGCCACGAATGAAGCAATGAACCTGGCGGTTCCACTGGTCAAACCCTGCTGGGATGGTGACCGAAAACGCCATCGTGCTCAAGCCGTCGTAGGTGCCGCTGGTGCCGCAGTACGTCGGCGCTTCTAGGTTTGGCGTGTTGTCGATGAAGTTGCCGGCCACAAAGGTGCCAGCGCGCCGGTCGTAGGTCTGGGTAAAGCTGCCCACCCGGCAGCTGCGCTGAAATACATCGCGCACCTGGATCGAGTCAATCTGGCCCTCGCTCAGAACCAGGTGGTAACTGGCGGTGATGTTGCTTGATGCGTCGTCTTCAAATCGGGCCTC